TTTTAAGTTATCTTGTAATTTTATTCCATACATCATACGGTGTATTACCATCATTATCTTTCAATGTCCTTGCCATTGGATGTAATAGAGATATACTTGAAAAATTTGCCATATCATGAAGAACTGTCCAACCCTTTTCATCAGGAAAAATTGCATCAGGGTGTTGCATGATCATGATGATAGAATCCTCAGTTATCTTAGAACTCTGATAGGTCATCATGCGTAGCGGAGTATGACCATTGGAGCAGAAAAGTCTTCCTATCGAAGGATGTTTTAACAATGGTTTAATATCTACATTTTTTACAATGCATTGCTCAGCCAGTAAATGAAGAGGAGAAAATCCAACATCTTCAACAATTTTATCAACATCAGGATCATTAACAATACTGACATCGCAATCACACGCTTTATTAAACAATTCTTTCGAATTCACATATACCTCCATATATAAAATGTATCCTTCATAATGATATTATATAACATTATTTTATATATATTTATAAATGCTATTATTATGATTTTTTATACCATAAAAAAAGAGAAATACTACCTCTCTTTTTTATACTAAAATATTCATATTCTAAATATCATTTTTATATCTACTCCACTTTCTATACGTGGAGAAGTTACAGTGATAGAACGAAATTAAGAATATCTTTTGGAGTTCTATTTGCACAATCGATAATATTATCGATATTTGAGTGTGTTAGAATTTCTTTTCTACCTTGCCATGCTAAATTATGTAAAGGTGTCTCATGTTTTTTATTTCTAGCATAACTTACATCTTTATGTTTAAGTACCTCTAACCCATTCGACTGAAAAGCAAATAAATGAAGAGGTGTGTCACCATTGATGTTTTTAGACTTAGATGCTCTCGGATGATCCAGAACTTTTACAAAACCACCATATGCTAATTTATGTAAACAAGATTCTCCTGTTCCATCCTTCACCTTATCGCAATCAGGATGATCCAATACCTCAATTACACCATTCCATGCTAATTCATGTAATGGTGTAATCCCGTATGTACTTTTAGTAGTACTTACATCTTTATGTTTTAGAATCTCCAATTTCTTTTTAGAAGCTAATAAATGAAGTGGTGTAACTCCGAATTCGATTTGTTCAGTACTTACACCAGGATCATCAAGAATGCTGATATCACCCATTTTAGCTCTTTTAAATAATTCTCCCTTACTAATCATAATTTTTCACTCTCCTTTAATAATTGCATTGGAGTTTTATTATCATTATTTAAAACCTTGTTTGAATCAGGATGATATCTAAAATCATCAATACTTATACCTAATGAACCAAGTATATGTAAAGGAGTATTACCATCACTATCCTTAACTTTACTGACATCCTTATGACTAGTTATGTCGGTATTTTTAGCTTTAGCTAATTTATGCAATAAAGTAGTCGTACTACCATCTTCATTTGTTATAATTGATGTTAGATCAGAATGATTAATTACATCGATGATACTGAATTCGGCAAGTATTTGTAATGGTGTTTTACCATAATTATTTTTAACTTTATTTACATCAGGATGGATAATTGATTCACATTTTTTCATCCTGGCTAAATTGTGTAAAGGTGTATTACCTTCACTGTCTTTAATCAAAGCGACTCCAGGATGCGTCACTATTTCCACCTTACCATGTAAGCCTAAATAATGTAAAGGTGTAGCATTATTACTATTGAAAACCTTATCTACATCAGGGTGGTTTAAAGTTTCTAAAATACCCCTTTGTGCAAGTATATGTAATGGGGTTTCACCATTATGGTCCTTTACTATCGATACTTTCGGATGATAGATAACTTCTATCATCTGATAAAATGCAAGTATATGTAATGGAGTTGTAGCATTAGCTACATTCTCATCTGATAATATAGATACATCACCATACCTGGCACTGCGCATGAGTTGATTCGTATCGCATATATAGTTAACCCCAAATTCAAACAATTCTTTTGGAGTATAATTATCATTATTTCTAACTTTATTTGCATGCGGATGTTTCAATATGTGTGGATTCAAACTTTTTGCCAAAAGATGTAATGGTGTATTACCATCTGCATTTCTAATCACACTTACATCAGGATGAGTCATTACCTTGTGATCTCCAGATGATGCAAGTATATGAAGTGGTGTATCTCTATTATTATTCTTGAATTTACTTACATTTAAATCTGTAAGAATTGAAATATCTCCTACGAATGCCTTTTCGAATAATTCTTCTTCAATATTCATAATTTCTCCTTACTAGCATTAATGTATATATAAATTAATGATTTGAAAAAATAGGGGTAAAACCCCTATTTTATATTCTCATATTATTTATAACATTTTGAAACATACCTGCAATCATGTTAGATAATATTTTTGCTGAATTCTCGGCGCACATGTCTAAAACCATTTGTTTCGGTTGTACGTTAAAACCATTCCAATCAGTACTGTAAAGTTCATCAAGTTCCTTTTTAATATACTCTTTTGCAGCAATTTCCATTTCATTCCATACGATTTTACGAAACGTGCTGACTCTTATTGAATTTGAACTATATTCGTTAGATATATTCTCATTAAAGAAACTATGTATTTCCTTTTTGACCATAGACTCCCATTGATCATCTGGTATAAGTGAAACATAAGTGTCACGTATCCGTTCTTTAACAGACCTTATTAATGATTCAGGATCAAACTTTGGTGCAACTTGTTTATCTTCTCCATCAGTTCCATTCATAATATATACACCTTTCTTTTAAAAAATATTATAGAAACGGTTTAAGTTTATCTGACAATTTCTTACTTGTTTCAATTCATTTATTCATTGTATAAAACCTCTCATTTTAAGAATATCTTTTGGAGTTCTACCATTTTCATCTTTAGTTTTATCTACATCAGGGTGAGTAAGTATTTCTTTTTTACCTCTCCATGCCAATGCATGCAATGGAGTATCTCCATCATCATTTTGAACTATCCCGACATCAGCATGATTAATTATTTCTAAACACCCTTTCCAGGCAAGATTATGCAATGGAGTATCATTAACAGAATCTCTTACAATACTTACATCTTTATGAGCTACAATCTCCCTTGTTCTTACTATTTGCGCTAAATAATGGAGAGGTGTATTACCATTGGGATCTTTTATAGTACTTACACTGGTATCTGATAATATACTAATATCCCCTTTTAATGCTTTAATAAACATTTCTTTTTCTATCATATAAATTCCTTTAATTGGTAAATGGGAAATCCTATTACTACTAGGTATATATAAATTAAAAATCATGTTAAAAAAAGGGATTACTCCCTTTTAAAAATTACTTTATTATCCAATATACGAGATCTACTTATCTCATTTAGTAGAGATTAAAAATTTGTAAAAATCGGAAATTTTCTTGATATCAATAGCTTTTTTGTTAGCAGTATTTATCTTGAAGAAATCTTGATTGGATAATAGTTCCCACACCTCAGTTTTCTGAAGAGCGATGACAATTTTTGTAATTAGTGTTTTGTTTCGAAATAATCGATATTCATCTTGTTGGTATGTGAAATGTGAATTTATACCATTAAAACTGTAAGAGGGGGGAACGATTTTATACATGTAACTACGACCGGAACGATTTTCAGTATCTTTGACAATTTTGAAAGAATATCCTCGTTTATTATGGATGCCACATATGTCAAAAGAACCATCAGATTTTTCCATAACAGTAAAACCAAAAAGTCCTAAAGCATGTACTTTATTTGCATTTAATGACATTATGATTACCTTTTTTCTTTAATTATTATGAGTTATATTGCCGGATTTCAACTACACTTGGATCCGTGTATTCAACCAATTCAAGATTATTCTTGTTATTACGAGAAAGTGCCTCTAATACTTCTTTCAGTATATCGACACCAACCGAACCCAATTCATTTTTTTCTTTTCTCCACAAAGTCATATAGATTCTGTTAACATTCCTTGGTTTACGAGTTGTATAAGTCTTTTTACTTACAACCCGCTTAACAGGAGAATTCTTCAGATTATCAAATCCTGATTTTGACACTGATGAAATCCATTCTTTGTCACTAAAGGTGCTAATGAATTTTTTAAATCCACCTTTATCATTTTTATGCCATTTTCGTATTATCATACATACGAAACCTTTTAGTGGTACATTTTGTTTAGTCATAATATTTCTCTCCTAAATAATAGTGCTATTAATATAACTATCATTAATGTATATATAAATTAAAAATCAAGTTAAAAAAATAGGGGATGAAACCCCTATTAAAAATTACTTTATTCCGTACTTGGCATTGAATATTAACACAGCTGTGTCAAATTCGATATCCATTATTTCATTAATGAATGTGATATCACCCTCATCAATTACTGATAAGGGTAGATTACCTTTCATTATTTTAAGAATTTCTGCAATAGTCGTTTCCGGAGTTATACCCGGAATATTCGACATAATAATTTTAAAGATATTCTCTGTCTTGAAAACTACTTTGGATATCAACATCAAATCAGCAATTGTAACATCCTTTATAAATTCATAAAGGATTTCGACAATTGCATTGAGATCGATAGCGCACCTCAGAGCTCCTGCTATATCTCTAAGTCTTTTAGGAAGCTCATTGGAACCCTCTACCAACAATACAAAATTCATGATATCAGATTTAATTTTACTATACATGATTATCTCCGCGTGTTAAACGTGTTCGGCGATGTTTTCGTATTCAGTGTTGGCTCGATTAAGAATTCCAATGATTATACAGAAATCATGGGATGACATAATTGAAATTTCTTCGATCATTTCTACAATCATTGTCTCAGGATTGTTAAGTTTATCGAATAACTTATTATACAAATCCGTGATATATACCGAACAACATTCAGTTGTTAGATACATTTTACCAAGATTCATTACATTGGTAAGTTTTTCGATATCATCGCTTATAATGGTGTCTACAGCAAATGTGGTGGTGATGGTGCTCATAGCATTCTCCTTTAGTGTGTAATATAATTTACTACTAAAATACCAACAACGCTAAAAATACCGATAACTGATAGAACAAATTTATCACTCATTTATTCGCTCCCATGTAAATACTTTTTACGCAGTATAGTTCCTCAGGTGTCATACCTGCATCATTTTTAACAACATTTGCATCTACATTAAATAAAATTTCAGGAACACATTTTACCGCAAGCATGTGAAGTGGTGTATTTCCTGTGTTCTCTTTGGTTGAACTTACTCCTGGATGTTCCAGGATTTTCATTATCGTATCTGTGTCGTTTGTATACATAGATAATAGATGAAGTGGGGTATTACCATCAGTATCACGGACTGTTGCGACATCCAGATGTTGCAACACCATTTTAGAGGCCCGAGAACACGCAAGGAGATGTAGCGGGGTGAAACCTTTAGTATTACATCTCACAATACTACAATCCTTATGACGAATAACGTCTCCAACCCCTGCAATAGCTAAATAATGCAAAGGAGTCATCCATCTTTCGTCACGAAGAGTCGAAACATCAGGGTGATCAAGAACTTCCGTTTTACCAGCTTTAGCAGCAATAAATAGATCAATTGCATTCATATACATCTCCTTTGAATAGTTATATTCATTAGTTACTAAATAATATATATAAATTCAAAGGGTCGTTGTTGTTATTTTTAATAACTTATATTAACTACGGTTTTTGGTTCATTACTATAAAACTTTTCACACGATAATTTACTAATAAGAGAATCATCGGTATATGCAACTTCATTTAAACCATCTAATACACTCTTACATAAATTATCAATATCAGGTTTTTTGATATGAAATTGATTGTTAAGTTCTAAACGTTTTTTCTTACTTATAGAACTTGGTATAGCCATCTGGAATTCAATATCGATATTAACCGGAGTATAGTTAGCTATTTTAGGAAGATTTTTTAATCTCTCAAAAATAGATCGTATATTGTTCTCAGCTTTTACTGTCTTACTATCTGTATATGTAGATACAAATTTACCAAAAGTTCTGAATCTCGGACGTCCTTTAGCTTTAGGTACTCCAGGAATGGTAAATTGAATAATATTTTTATTTTTTGATACAGAACGCATTATAAGTCTATTATTGGTATCTATGTATAAACAGTTAATAATAGGCTTATAATCGTTTTCTGTGATTTTACCTAAAAATAGATATTGTAAGTCATTGATTTTAAATGACTTATATCTACGTATTATATAGGTTTTATTATATATTGAAATTACGTAATTTTTGATCATCTTATCTTTCTATTATGATATTTAGTTTCAAAATGATATTTATAATGATTATATAATGAATCTAAACTTTGCGTTGTAGGTGTATATAAAGTATCATCAAAGTTAAAAGGAGCTATCGCTGATGATATATAATAGCTCATACCGTATAATGCATTTATGTGATCGTTGACATAAGAAGCTCGCTGTAATACATCATCAAATCTTGCATAATCAACAAGATCCAATTTAAGTGAAGTAATTTGTCTACTTAATATTACACACCGTTTATCCGATGAATATAATACATATATTGCTAATATTATAAATAATGATCCCATTATAGAATTTATTATTAATGTTAGTAATATAGGTTTTGTCAATCTCATAATACCTCCATAATTAGTTTAAATATCGATACTATATTTTATATATAAAACATCCTTTCGTTTAGATTATTTTTTTACACATTATATTGTTAACGTGGTATATACAAATTAAATCATTAACATATTAATGTATCATAGATATACTTTACATTAATTTGCAGTAATTAAAAGATTTATCATATCAGGAAACAGAAAGCGAGATGATTATGATTAACGCTATTCACAGTATTTCGAGTAAAAATTTATCTGAGTTCAATGCTCACGGATTCAATAGTACATTCGATCATAACATGTCTCAAATTATACAAAAATATGTTGAAGACATGAAAGAATTGTATACTGCAATTCTTGATAATACACGTGATAATGTCGTAAATGAATCGAATTTTAAGGACTTGCTTGATTTTTCATTGTGCTCATTCTCGGAAAAACAAAGTATGCTCAATTTGAAAAATGCGAGTCATACAATACTCCCATTAGAGTACTCTACCAATGATATCGATATTGATATGACCATAATTCCTGGTAATGATCAGATTCGTCATTTCTATAAAGTCGATGGATGTATAAAAGCCCCTAAAGTAAAAGGTGATATACTCTCGATATTGCTGCAACGGTATGATATTCTCAAAAATGAATCTGAGAAAACAATCGCAGACAAAATAATCAGCGTTAAACTTGCTCTTGAAAATGGTGAAAATGTAATTGTACCTGTGTCGTATTGTGTTCCAATGAATCATGATAAAGATCCCGAAGATGCCGTTGAAGCATTATACAAACCAGGTATTATAAATGTATATACTCATCTTGATAAAGATGATCTATACAGAATACTTACAATTCATTTATTTGAAGATTTTAAGTTTGATTTTAAACTTAATTATTCGAATTTCAAAGAAATGTTTAGATCAGTTGTAAGTTCAATGCTCGGAGAGCTTAATAAAATCAATATTATCTCCAGAATTATTACTGATCCGATTATTGCAAAGATGTGTTACAGAGTTATTTATCGTAGTACACTTGGAAGTTTAATGAATTTCTATGAAAAGATGCCGACAAATGGTGCAAAATATTTCATAATTGAGGAATTTAAACGTGTCGCTAAAACACGTCGTACAAGTGAAACTTGGAATAATAAAGGTTATTCCAGTAAAAATCCGGTAGATGTTATATATGGTTCACGTGGTATGGATTATATTTTCAATTATACTATTTGTGAGATTCTTTTTAAGAAGTTGTTTTCTCCTGTAGTTGATAGAAAAAGTGGTATATTTGAATTTATCATATCAAATTCACTTTCATATATCATCATATCCGCTTCTATATGTATTGGTGATAGTGAAACAACTGCAAAACTGAAAAAGTTCATTCCTGGGATTATTGATGATATTGATGATACTGAGGATTATAAATTCAGTTATATCGACAGTGTAAAAGATCAATATATGAAGATCGTAAATAAATTCATTGATCATATTGTAACTATTGCATACGGTTCATTCATCATTAAACATGTATATGATGCTAGAGAAAGAGTCAAAAATCGTACATCGACTTTCTCTGTAAAAGAATACTCATTTGTATCAGGTCTTGTTGATACCGGTGTTTCATATATGACTCAGAATCTTTATGCACTCGAAAAGATTACAAAAAACTTTATAACTGTCTATGAATCAAACTCCAGGTGTAATATGTATGATGCGCCTATTAGTATGGGTCAAAAAGGTTCTGAAGATAATGATAATAATGGAGATAAGGATAACCTTGAATACATATTGAATCCTGATGGAATATTCGATCATCTTCAAAATGTTATTTCAAGAATTGTAACTATCCCTGTTTTAACAAGGATTCTGAAGAATGTTTCCTCTATACGTGCAAATGCATGGGAATTATCTGAAAAAGCTGTAAAGAATCCTGTATTTGGAGATGATGAAAGATCATCAGAAAGTCATGATATTCATTCATACGGTATCTTCTCCAAAGAATCTGCGAATCTTATTGATAATTTTGTAGGTAAGGAACGTATCAATACAAATACAATTCCGGAATATTGTAAACAACTTAAAATAAATACCATTATTGGTATTGAATCAGGTGATGAGGATACGATTGCAAATTGTATTCGCCAAGCAATTGTTATTAAAGATGTACAGTCTAAAAATCCATCGGATGCAGACCGTGCAGAAATCAATACTACGTTGGAGTTTGTTGCTGACAGGATTGGTAACTTAAAAGAAGAATAAATGATATGTAGAGGGTTAATTCCCTCTACATATTTATATTTCTTTTAACATAATAATACTAAATACATCGAAAAATGTCAATTAAATGAGGTTAATTTGTGATACATTATAATACTTCAAATGTCTCTGCAGTAAAAATGTCTTTGATACTTGAAGATATGGGTATCAAAAATAATAAATTCATGCTTGAATTACTTGATGAAGATTTACTTGATGTAAACCCGTTTGCAGACGATTTAACATTACTTCAGAAAGCTAAGATAACTCACGAGATAATAAATAACCCATGGTATTATATACGAGAAATTGTAAGAATACCTACTGGTGGAGGATTAACTCCTTTTGAAATACATAGAGGTAATTTAGCACTTATATGGGCTATTTTAAATAATATTAGCTCTTTTGTAATTTTTCCTCGTCAATGTTATAAAACAACTTCGATATGTGCAATTTATTCATATTTATTTTATTGGGGTTCTGTACATAATAGGATGTGTTTTATAGCTCATGAAGATGCTGCTGTGAAGAAGAATCTTCAAGGAGTTAAAGATATCAGAGATAATCTACCACAGTGGTTGAATATGTTTGATAAAAATGATAGAGATAATGAAAAAGAAATGTATAATTTCAGTGCAGATAATCGTGTAATATGTAGAGCTCCTGCCAGAAATGCTGATGCTGCTAGAAAATCTGGTAGAGGATTGTCAACTCCTATACAGTTTTTTGATGAAGTTGCATTCATTCCTTATATTTATGATATGTATGATTCTATTTCATTTGCATATGGTGAAGTAGCTAAAGCTGCGAAAAGGAATGGTGCTCCATATCATCAGGTAATGGCGACTACAGCTGGATTTTTAAATACACCTGAGGGTAAATGGGCTCATAACTTTTTAAATAGTTGTGCTGATTTTACTGAATTATTCTATGATATGGATATTACTATAGTAAAAGATATTATAGAAAACGGTTCGACTTCTGGTTTCTTAGCCTTATCGTTTATGTATTATGATCTAAGTAAAGGTGATGATTATTTTGATGAGCAGAAAAAACGTGTAGTAAACTCATTAAATCCTAAAGATACTTTAGATCGTGAAGTACTTAATATTTGGAAAGAACAGGGTGTAGAAAGTCCCCTTGGACAAGAGCGTCTTGAACGTCTTATTTCATTGGTACATAAACCTAGAGACTATATAGTCATTAATAATACATATACTATGCGAGTATATGTAGATATTGATAAATTTAATTGGAATAAACCATTGGTTGGTGGAATGGATTTATCAGGTAACTTGAAGAATGACTTTTCGACATTAGTTATAACTGATCCGTCTACATTCGAAGTTATAGCGGTACTTAGAAGTAATTCTCAAAGTACCATGTTATTTGCTTTAGCAATTGTAAGTATAATGACTGATCTATGTAGTGGACTTATACTATTTCCTGAAAGAAATTATAATGGAGCAGTTATTGATACTATAGTATCATATGTACGTAACTCAAAACGAAGAGTATATCATGAAAATGATGATGCTGATAGACCTGGGTTATTTAACTCTAAAAAGATTCGTCCTATACTATTTAATTCTATATTAAAAGTAGCAATTGATGAACATGGACATAAAATTCATGATAAAAATATAATCGAAGAGATAGGTAGCCTAATTCGATTAAGAAATGGGAGAATTGATCATCCTCAAAATGGTCATGATGATACATTGATAGCATATTTACTGTCTCTATATTTCTTACTATATATAGAAAATGTAGGACTTTATTTTGATAGATCGATTATATTGAATCAGATCCCTGACAATAATATAATTATTAAACCTGGTGACAGTTCAAATTCTATGTCACAAAGAAAAAAAGAAATATTAGGTATGTCATATTTGAATTTAATGAATTCAACTATACCACAAAGTATAGATGATATAGCAAATGTTATGATGGATTCCTCTACATCATCGGCTAATATAAGATCTACAATTATACGTTATGATGATGCAGATATATCAAATTTAGAAAAACTTGAATCATCAGATAGTTTAGCAGAAGTTAGATCTGATATTGATAAAATGAATGATGAGAATAAATCCCGCGAGGTTTTTATCAATAAAAATGAATCTAAAGGTAGTAATAGTGATTTTAATAGTGTATTTGGATCAATTTATAAAAATAATCCTAAGACACCTATTAATTTCAAATCTATACTTGGATGGTAAAGTAGTGGAGGTATTCCCTCCACTACTTATTTTATATATGTATCAGATAAACTTCTTTTTTAAATAATCCTTTTAATTTGGAGAATGATGTAAGATACGGTTCACCTGGTTCAACAGATCCACTAGTTTCCAATACCATGAAGAAAATATCATGTTTATATTTTTTAGCTAGTAAAAATGTATTGAATAAAATCTGGTCAATAATGGCTTTATCCTCAACATCCTCCCAGTCAAGTAATATGACTATCGGAGGATTCTTTTCTTTTCGGTTAATAATTTCACCGACTATGTTCGGGATATGTTTATATCCATTCTGACCCTGAAATTCAGTAACAGTATATCTATCATTGAGTTTGTCAAATTCACCCTTGGGTCGTTTATCAGTATCATACGAAGGATCAATTTGCAGTTTGTACTCAGAATCTATATAAATTTTATCGAAAGTATATAGCATATTTTTACTACTGTTACCAAGTAGGAATTGATTCCCTTTGTTATAAGGAATCTGTTGACCATTAACCGGCATGTTTCCTTGTAATGAGGGTGATACACCATTCATATTGAAATGGACATTCATGTTAGCGATATGAGTATTACCACCACCGAAAAGACTATTTAACATATCTACATCTCCTTTTGAATTTACAAACATTGTTTATACAATTTGTAATATATAATCTATTTACCATTCAAATATATGTTTTTGTATTTTTACAAAAATACAAAACATTATAGTGAGATACTATTCGTTTTAAAAAGGAAATAAATAATGGATGATCTAGATTTATTATCAGTACGAGAAGATGACAATTTAGTAAGTTTTGAATCTCGGCTCATCTCCTCTATTGAGAATCAGATAATGGACCCCTATGGAGAATTTACGGGTGATATCGATATCGAGGTAGATTTTGTATCAGAATATATTAAAAAGATTTATTTATCCGGGAATCCTATTGATATAATAGAAAATTTTGAGTTTTTCTGCTCAGATTCAGGTAGAGAATCAGATTATGATACTTTGGTAACCGGTTTAATATCTGTATTCAAAAACTCATTAGGGATTACACTTGATGTTGACAGAGAAGTATTATCTTTTAGTGATATATATGATATATATGTGATATTTGTATTATCATTTAAGGATACACTTTTATTGTCAACTAAGGGAAACTTATTCTTAAAAGGTATAACATTAAATAATATTATCACTCATGATATGATTGTTGATTATACTTTAAGTGATGATTTCTCAGCTAATGATGATTTTATACGGAATGCTGCCTATAATATGGAAAATTATACCATAATGGGTATAAAGGACCTCATATCAGACAATCTAATAGTTATAGATAATGATATATTTGTAAAGTATATTCAGGGTTTCATTGAAAAAATCCAATTATAAAGGAGTTATATTAAATGAATGAGGAAATGGAAAAATATTTTACTTTAACTCCTGAAAGTAGTTTAATTCTTAAACATACTGAAAATAATTTTAAAGCTGAGATAAGGATTCCTGAAAAGAGTATGACAGATAATATATCTCAGATATATGGAGATACTGTCATAACATTCGGTTTTCTTGATATATTTGTATGGGAAGAAGTTACAAAGGCAAATAAAGTTAAAATTTTATTAAGATTGCCTACTATAATAACCACATCTCCTACAAGAATATCTTTTGACAAAGAAACTAAAGAACATGTTTTGGAATACTATGGGGGTGATAAAATAATTGTCACTACAAAAATTCCGAAACAAACTTCAGTTATAACCAGTTTTTTCAATTTGGTTATGAAAGGTAAAATACCTGACGATATTCCGTATAATGAAATATCGAAATATTTTGAAGAATGTGCCAGAATTAATAGTTTTAACATGAAAGTTAATGCACTTTTTGTTGATCTTATAGTTGTGGTAGTGTGTAGAGATCCGGGTAATTTAGCAAGACAATTTAGAGAGGCTATAAAGGATACTCCTAATATATCAATGTATAAACGTCATATGATGGATATGGAAAAAATTCCAGCTTTAACAACTCAGTTTAGCGCTATAAGTAGCGGAAACCCAAAATATGGGATTACTACAAGTATTGGTGCAGTAAGATCAGGGGATATGGATCCAAATGATGATACTATGAGTGGTATCTTTCAATAAAAAAATATTTGTGTATAAACATATATGTCTATATAATAACATTGTAATGTATAGAAAATATGTTTATTTTTAATACATTTATTTAATATCCTTAATCAAAGGTATAAGGGGAAAGGGTTGAATAAGTTAAATTTTGTTTAATAACGAATCGTAATGTAATGTGGTATTATATACACGTGTAGTATTTTTTTCTAAAATATGGAGGACAAATGTCAACGAATCATGATAGCTTTGTCAAAGCGACGCTTGTAGACAATTCAGTGATTTCTCCGACACCTGATCCTACTCCAGTTGGCTTTACTTATCTTCAACCCTTTTTCTCACACAAGGGCGAGGATAATGTAATTAAAAGGTTTTCTGGAATTGGGAGTTTCACACGCGAGTACGGTAGCGATATCGACGCAGTGAAAAAATTCGGGCACGGTGGACTCATTGCATCAGAAATTCTTTCTGGTGGTGGAGTTGTCGATGGGTGCAGACTTATGCCGACGGGTGCGAAAGCAGCTGGAGTAGTGTTATGTGTAGGTATCGGTTCTTTGGGTGAAGGAATCGCTGCAAAAAAATATGTACGAATTATTACAAAACCTGTGGTATCAGGCGGAGAATTGGTAAATCTCAAACCGTATATGACTGATGCTGATGGCGTTGTCATTACAGTGGTGCCTGTTATTGATCCTGAAGATCCACCATTGACAGCTCCTGATCACTATTACGTGTATCCACTTGTTGTTGCATATGCTACCGGTCGTGGTACATATGGTAATGATTTTGGAATGAAAATTGAACTTGATAGTGCTCGTGATGGTAAAAATCCCGATGGTCGCCGGTATATTACAAGATTCTATGATGGTTCGGTTATCCTCGGTGATGCTTTCGATTTTATCAGTGCTTCATTCAATCCAGATGCAGTTGCAATTCCTGGTTCTGAAATTCCTGATTCGTATGACATTGTTCTTGATAAATTCAAAACATCTTTTTATCTCCCGGTTGTTTCATACTACTCGTCCGAGAATTATGAAACGATTCTTGATGAGTTAAAGGGTTTTGCCGGTCTTACTGTTCCTGACAAAGAAAAATACCTTATCGATTTTCTGTTCGGTGTTGCTCTCAAAAATCAAAGCTATGCAAAAATCGTATTCGAATCAGTATCTCTCCTTGAAGATGGTCTTGTCAGCTTCGTTGGTGGCAATGATGGTGATTTGTATGATGAAACTATGGTTGATGACAATGGGACAATGAGGATGCAGAAGGATATTAGCAGGGAACAGCTTCTTGTCGCTTTCTATTCCGGTACAATCGATTCGAACATTTATGATGCTCGTATTATCGATGCTGGTATAACTCTTGATGCATGGTGGCCGATTGCTGTAAAAGAAGCCATGGTTGGAGTTTTCGGTGAAGAAGTTCGTGATGATATCTTTGTAATTTGCGATCTTGGCGAAGGTGTATCCACACTTAGTCAGGCAACTACTGCTGCTGCAGGACTTGTTTCAGCTGTAGGCCATCCATATGGCAGTGTTGCAATTAATATCCACAACGGTGTTACGAGAAATCGTGTTAAAAACATCCGTACCAGTGGAAACTATGAAATTGCATCAGGTCTTCCGACTCTCTACAGGACTAAAGGTCCATTCACAGTGTATGCAGGTTACCAATCCGGTCGTGTACGCAATATGACTTTCGATTTCTATCCAAAAGTTATTAAGAATGATATCGAAATCAAACCGCTGCGCGATAGCAATCTCGTTTTCGCAATGAAGCTGGATCGTAGTAAAGATTTCTTCTTCATGAGTGATGACTCTCAGTATAAAACCGATTATTCGGTACTTGGATCAACGCGGAACCTCATCTTCGCTGGCGAGGTGATTCGCACGGTTCGGAAAGTCTTGGTAAAGTATTCGTTCCATCCGGAGAATGCAGCAGGAGCAATTCCTCAAGCAACAACTGAGCTTACAACGCTCTTCTCAAGTCGATGGTTTCCGAATAACATTCCGATTGCATTTTCCATTTTCCAGACTCGTAATGACAAAATCAATAAAAATGCATCAGTAAACATTTCTATTGAATTCCCTGATGTTATTGAGACATGGAAAGTAACTATCACCGCTAACCGCCAGCCGCTAGTCTAGCATAAAGGAGATAGTATATTATGGGTGATGTAAATTTCAATAGTAAAAGTAAATCTGTTTCCGGAGTTTTCGGAGATCAGGGTCTTGCAACAGAAAAAGGTTGGGAAAGCTACACTACCGGTCTGGGTGGATCTGTAAAGGTTCGTCTTGGCCAGGCTCAGGGTGTACCATCCTTTGATCACAATACTGTATCGATTGACGAACCATTAAGACTCGGTCGTTTTATCGGTGTTTGGCTTAAACAACCAAACTTTTTCAATGATGCCGTGAGAGAGTATTGGACGTATTTCTTTCAGGATAAACTTCTTGAAGTATCAGGTATTACAGATAATGAAATTTCAACAATGTCCAGAGTAATGGGTGCAGTTGGAAGATCAGAAGAGTATGCCGGTGCTTACAAAGAAGGTAACGGAAAGTTTCAGCTGAAAGTTCCTGAAGTTAAGGGAAGTCCAGTTCGTAAACTTCTGAAGTATTACCTCAGTGGAATGTCTGATCCTGTAACGGGAACTGCACATTTTCATGGTAAAACTGATCTGCGTTTCTCAAAGGTGAATTACGGTGGAGATTTCCTCTATATTCTCCTTGGTCCAACAATGCGTCCTGATGATATTGAGTATGCATGTCTTTGGGTAAATGCATTTCCAACCAAAGATTTTATCAGTCATCTCAACAGTGGAACCATTGGTGAGCCTGGTAATGCAGATCTTGCATTTGATGTTGAGTTCTCGGGTTCATATATCCAGAACAATGCAGTTAATAAATTGGCACAAATCGTAACGGAAGCAACTGGATTGTACAAAGATTCTTGCGACGATATCGTATTACCCTCGTATATTTATGAGAGTTATCTTGATCCGGCCAATATTGATTCTCTCAGGACTCAATACGGATCAAACATTAACCAGAAACTTGTAAATGCAAGTGCGAGCGATACGGATAAAATCGTTACTACAATCACAGAAAGTTATCCGGAAGTTCATGCAAGTCCAGTAGATATTTCGGTTATCCCTGGTAATCCGATTGCTGATGGACAGACGACTAATTTTGACGTTCAGGCTCCTTAATTTAAGAAGTCAGAAAACGTCTCTATTATTAATTGATAATGGTGGGAGAAATCCCACCATTATTTTTTTATATATTTAACATTATAATAGGGATTATTATTATAATTAAAGGAATTAAACTATGGAAACTAAAAATGAGGTAGCAGGTGTTGAATCTTCTATAGAAAATGGTAATGTTATGATATCTGCTGAGGGAAACTCATTCATACTTCCATTTTATTTAGATGAAAGATATATCTTAGATAATATAAATTTTACCAAATTTGTTAAAAATGTTGAATTGCAAGTAAGAACATCGATTGAATATAAATCATATATTAGATATCTTAAAGAAGATTTAAAACTTAACTATTGTATGGTATATTCAAATATCACAGATGAAACAGCTCCTATAGAGATGCATCATTTTCTTCTTACACTTTACGATTATGTAGAAATTATAGTAGGATGGTGCTTTAAAAATAAAATTCTATTCAGTTCCAGTAAGATATTTGGAATTATAATGGAAGAGCATAGAAAGAATAATATTCTTGTTATGATGCTTAGTCAAGCATGCCATTTGGCAGTACATAATAAGAATAAAAGTGATAAAATAAGATTTCTTGATTATCGTATGGCTCATGGTAATATAGTCGAATTCTTAAAAAAATATTATGAGGGATTAAGTTTTACACATATATCAAAAATTAAACGATATATGGATGATTATGTGAAAAACAAAGATAATCCTCCTGATAGTTTCTTTGATGAATATATTACCAAGTGGAGTGATGAAGTAATGGTGAAATAATCGAATGGTGAGTTAACCTCACCATTTATTATTTTTTACACGATATAACATTTAAATAGGGGTTACATTACTTACTGTAAAGGTGTGTATATGGAAATTGAACAATCAATGATTCTAAAAGGATCTACAAGTATTTCAGATAAGATTCTAAATTTTATCAATACATTGGTGATAAAAAATAATCAAGAGGGTGATCTGAATGAAACTAATGAAACTTTTGAGCATTATGAAAAATTACGAAAATGTGGGTTAAAATTAACTACATTTTCAGATCATTTAGAATATTTTGGTGAATTACCACCGGAATTGCAAAATAAATCGATAGAAGCATTGAATAATGAATTGGCAGATGGTTCAATCATCGCTCAAGAAACTATTACAATGTTTCGCGATAAATTTACCGAAACGTATATAGATAAAAATCCATATTTTGCCATATTATCAGGAAATCCAGTTGATTCAAGTCAGGAAATTCTTATTATCGATCGAGATAATACTGATTTGAAATTTTTTGATGTTACTGATAAGTTGATAGAATATGATGATTATAATCTTAGTGATGGAAATTTAACTTTATTCGATGTGAAAAAAGCTACTTTTCCAAATTTTTATAGTTATCTTTATGATCAACCTAATCCTGATGGTAGATTAAATATAGAGAAAGACTATAATGTCTATAGTAAGATTCCATTACATAAAATCAATTATAGGAAAAGTCCTAATACGTATACAGCTGTATATGTTGATGGAATCATAGATAAAATTCGAAATAATAGTGCCACTGATTATGAATATTTGAAATACATTACTCTTAATTTGGATATTCATGCTGTGAGAGATGCTAACCATTTTGACATATTATGGTACGACCCATTTATGTTGGATGATAATGAGATAGATAATTTCTTTAATGCTTATAATAGTGTTAAAGAATATGTACTATCGAATAAATACATGAAAGGTTTAGAAGAATTATATACTCATTATTCTAATTTTGAATTGATTGTAATTCTTTTCGGAACCTTTCAAAAAATTTGCGTATCATATATTGATACCTACAACGTAAGACATTATAGTGATAAAGAGATATATGATATTCTTGATTCACATAATCTATCGTCATTGAGAGCTGTTGATATCAGTATCTTACGTAAAGTTGTAGATAATTTAGATATCTTGTTATCATATCGTGGAACCGAAGAAGTTCTACAAAAGATAATGGAAATAGCATCTCTAGATAATGCTTTAAGTATAAAGAAATATGATCTTGTCAAAAGTTTTAAAACTGATGACTTAGGATTGGTAGGTTTGAAGAAAGAAAGAGGTATGTATGACAAGAATGTAGATCTTGCGTTTGTCGATAGGACCATAGCCTCTTCATCAGGTTCATCTACCATATCTCCGGATAACCAAGTCATAGATTACGAAGACTTTGTTATACGAGACCCATACTGGGCAAATTCCGGTGTATATGAGACAGAAGATGGAAAACTGAACGCCATACGTAAAGTTAAAAAAGAAATTCTTAATATAGAATTCAATAGAATGAGTACTAAATATATTGGTGCAATAAGTATTATAAATATGTATGATAAATATCAATATATGGTTCATAAAATTGGTTTATTGATACAGTTCTATTCGAATTTTAAACAATTGAATGATATAATTTATCCTTATAATAATCTTTCATTAACACCGTTTCAGTTATTCTCACTGGCATCATGTGCTAATAAACATGTTATCAGTATTGATAATTCGTCAGTTATATATGATGATACTATAACACCAGAGTGTTATTCATATGAAAAGATGATGAAACTTAATACATTATCAAAACTGAATACACTTGAAATTCTATCAAATTTACCGATTGTTAATTCAAATTCTCCAAATAATATCGCATCCAAGACAGTTGGTGATATATTGTCTCAAAAAGAGATATCTGAGAATATAATATTTTTTGATACAAGTCATTTTTCATTTAAAGATATTATACATCAATATGATGATAATTATGCAAAATTGAATAAATTAATAGCCAAATCTATGGATTCGATAGAACTCAATGAATCGATGGCTTGGAATGCAATAGTTGATTATTTTCTAATAACAGTTGATACATCACTTGATTACATTCTACCAACAACATTCACTGATCTATTTAATGAAATGGGTGGAGATGCATATTTATTATATGAAACTTACATATTAAATGGTACTGAAACTGAATTAAAGACTTTTGCACGTACTATAAGTACAGCATTTCAGAATTCAATAAGTAATGAAATAGATGAAGCGGAGATCTTATCTAATACATCTAATGAGGATAAAGTAGGATTAGATCTTAGTTTATTAATAAAGGCATTTGTATCAGTATACGTTGAATTACGTGACGTTACTATAAATTTAAATATGTCCGATTATCCTTATAATAAATATCAGTTAACAGATTACAGTTATATAACTGATTATAAGAATCATCAGGATATATTTGCAATGACCGATAAGTATAGTATTTTCGAGTACTCGACTTCTAAAGAAGAGTACAAATTAACTGAAGTTAAAATGTATCAGGAGAGATTATGAAAACTGATTATAAAATAGATGAAAAAACAGCTACATTAGATGTAAGAACTAGTATGTCAAGATTTAATATGTATGACGTATTTGTTCTTGAGAGGGTTAACTGTTCTAGAGATGTTTTTACTCTAACCGATTTCTATTCAATAGAGGACATATAAATGAAAGAAATAACTCAATTAGATTTAACTATATCTACTGAATCTCAAAATTATGTAAAAACGATCAGAGGTATATCTCCAACCCAAATAAAGAGAAGTACTGATGATCTTAAAGGTGTCGAACTGGTAACTATAACTGATATTTCAAAACCTAGGAGCTATTAATTATGGGTGATATTTTGTCTTTTAAAACAAGGGTAGACCTTCACGATGTAAAAACTGGTAAACTCGAATTTACCACAGAAAATGTTACAGCATTTGGTGGAAGAGTTGCTATGGAATGTATGTTTAAAGGTGGATCGTCATTTCAACCTGAGATTCATCGTACAATCAGTACATCATTAAGAGAATCAATTAATAATGATGCTGAATTCCAGAATCCTACATCACTTCTTTGTCCTGATACTACAGAAATTCAGGATTACTTTGCAAGAAAAATTCAATATTTCTGTATTGGTACCGGTGGTATTGAGAATTCATCACCACTTTTGATGTCGAAACCAAGGAACTATGAAACTCGTCTTTATAATATGGTTCCGTTTCGCTGTATCAAAGAAGGTGTTGAAACTGATCTTACTGAAGCCGAGCGTGCAAAGTATCGTATCCGTAGACGCAGAATGATTAACGGTGAATGGTATATCGTCTATTATTTGAAAAAGTTTGAAATAGGTAATATTATTTCACAGGAAGCAAATGGTACAGCATATGTCATCCGTGATATCCATAGTAATCCGGTAACTTCATTCGGAACACATGAACTTAAAGATACTGCTATACATGTATTCTATGAATTTTATCTGTATATTGATCCGGAAGATTTCAAAGAATACTATAAAGCTGTAAACGGAAGTTTGAATTCTGAAGCAAAGTTAACCGAATTCGGTCTCGTCACAGCAAATGAAAAAACCGGTATTGTTCTTGGTTCAGGTCCAACTGCAATCACTCTGAGCGAACTATATAATGCAGAATTATTCAGTAAAGTAGTTCACTCGCCTACATTTATGGATGAGATAGATAGTGCCAAAAGAGTAACATATTCAATCTTCTCATAAATGGGTAGTAATTTGAGTACATCATAAATAATAAATAGTGGAGGTAATACCTCCACTATTATATTTATTTCATTGATATCGTTCGTGCATATTCTGCAACATCACGTTTACTGATAATCTGAGTCGCTTCAAGTGTTTTGAGATATGAAGCAAATATTTTTCCATAACTCTTAATCTTGACACGATTCTCTTCACTTGAAAAATTTTCTGATTCTTTGGAGATATCCATCGTGGCTTTAAAAGCTGCCATTTCGAAGTAATTCTCTTCAGATACTTTTCCATTTATTTTATTATTGACAAAGAAATCATCAACGAGGCTATCGTATTTGTCGGTGCTATATGCCTTACTGATCATTTCCTTAACTCTGTCAGCTTCTACTTTGAAGTCAACAAAGATGCCTGGATCAGCTATTTTTGCAGTTTTGTAATATATGCTTTTGATTCTTTTACTATTAAGATACTCAATAGCATCAGTTCCAGCAAGTTTCTTCAAACCTGATGATAACTCTTTAACTCTCTGAGCTCGGGCTTCAGGAATATGCTTCATCCCATCGATAAGAAATTCAGCCATCAAAGTATCCCGTACTTCTGTAGCTTTCTTATACTCATCATAATCCGTAATTGTTTCTGGTTTTGCTGTTTTGAGCTGGAAATTATCAAATGCCATATCGATAAATTCTTCAACAGATGTAACCGGTTTAACATTAGATGATATTGAGAGAATCTCAGTATCATTAACATTATCATTTTCGTCTTTATTGACAAGATTTGACATTTTACCAATGATATCAAGTGTATCTTTATCAGCTTTAAATGCAGCTTCATCTGAATTTACATTCAGACCAATCATCCGGTATGCGGAGAATGCAGTATCGACATCTTTTATAGCACTGTCAAAGGTCTTCTCAAGATCTTCAACTTTTGAAATATCGAAGTCTTTCACAGTTACAGCATCATTGTAAATTGATTTGATACGTTTATTGACGTATTCGCGATCTTCAACGATGGAATTACTCTCTTCTTCAAGAGTAAATAGAATATCCATCAATTTTTTCTTAGTAAATGAACCATTGTCATTTTCAATTGAAAAACGTTCAGCGGTAACCGGAATTTTCGATTTGATAAACTCTGTACTATCGAAAATTTTCGATTCAGTAGAACCAGTTGCACCTTTAGAGTCATCAATCGGAGGAGTACCGTCATCTACAGGAGGTGTAACATCTGCAGGTTTGAGTGCTTCCTGTTCATCTTTTGCTTTTTCGGATACTTCTTTGAACTCATTGATAATAGTACGGGTAACTTCAGCTTTCTGCTCAGCATCATCGATAAAATTCTTTATCTCTTTAACAGATTCGTCAATTATCTGTTCTTCCTGTGCCCTTACCAGGCCATTATATTCATCATTGAATGATTCTGAGAGTTCAAGCTGTAGATCTGTTGATTCGAAAGTTTTATCGATATCAGCAATAATATCCTTTCGATCAGTATCATTAAGTGAAGTACCGACACCGTATTTTTTCTTAAGATCATTTGACCTATAATACGCTTCCTGAGCAACGTATTTATTGATCATCGAACCAATCTCTTCTGCAAAGTTGGTACCAATTCCACCATTTTCCAGAGAGTTTACAAGACCAGGTTTCATTGTTTTTGAAATTGAATTCACAAAGTGATTTTGAAGAACTCCAACAATGTCAGCATTTTCAAGACTACTGTCAACCTTACCGGCAACACTAAGTGCAATCTGTGCAATTTTCTTACCAAGAAGTTCTTTCGAAATTCTCTTTTTGAACTTCACACTTTCTGATGAAATTATAGAACGCAACTCAGGTTCGGTAATATTTATACCATTTTTCATAAAAAATCTCCTCAAATTATTGTTATTTTAATATCTGGGATAAAGCTCATAACACCATCGGTAACACTGACTTTATTCTTTATCGTTATGATATCGAAATTATTTTCAGTACTACTTTTTGAAAATATAGAATGACAAACTCCTTCATCGTAATCATTAACCTTATATAACTCAAAATACCTTACACCGAAATTCTGAGATTTAATATCATCTAACATTTCCATAAATGACATTGACTCTGATGTCGAGTTATTTTGAATATAAGTTACAATAGCGGAAGTCGCTGTCTCTATTAAGATGTCATTATCTATATCTGAATTTTCAGGTTTTATACCAATATGGAAACTTAAAGCCAATCTATCGATAGATTCCTGTATATTGGTCTTTCTATTAATAAATGCATAATTCCCAGAACCAATTGTGTTTAGTACACCTAGTTTGCCAGATGTTCCTGTTGGGCATAATTTTTGAAATGATTTGACTTTATCAACAAGCATTCCAAATGCATCTATTGTATTTTTATAACTTGATTGTTCAGCATATATTCGATCAAGTAATGGGAAATCACGAGCTTCAATATATACTACTTCTTCGTCATTTTCATATAATGGAAGACCTGTATCTTCATCGTTTTTATAATCACCTATTATATATTTATATATAATATCACCTTCAGTGTCGTATTTAATATCATATCTTTTATGAAGAATTTTTGGTATAACCTTAACTTCACCATTAGGTAATGTCAAGTTTTCATATACGATTTCTCCATTGATATCTGTTTCGAATATTGTCTGTTCATATGTATCAGGAACGTTTTCTTCATATCTTAAACGTTCTCCACGACTAACTTTGACATCGATAATTGGTTTTATTATATCTGTGATATTTTTAAGGAATGAGACTTCCTTAAGTGTATATACCGCAGACATACCACCGAAACCATCAGCGATATCTTCATTTGTTAAAATTGAATCATATAATGAATTACTTGATCTTTTGGTTCCTTTAAATGATATATTTATAGATAAATCAAATGTTGAATCGATTAGATATACATCATCATCATTCAATTGTCTCGGGAATGATTTAACACTGTTATCAATAGCTGTAATACGATCATAAGTATCAACGCCACAATCAGTATATAACACAGCTTCAAGTGTTATTAATTTATTATCATCATCAATTTTAGTTATTATTACATTTTCATTGTTTATAATATAACTTTTTTCACTACCGGTTAATTTGATATAAATTCGTACAAGATCATCATCAATAATCTGATCATATATTATATCACCAACCTGAATGGTACAACTTACCTTATAAGCACCTTTTATCAGTGGATAATCAATATTATCAATAGTACTTGTGTAAATTTCATCATCTATCGGATTTCTACTTATCGTGCAAAAATCAATACTAGCTTCAGATGTTGATGATTCATTGAAAAATTCAAATGTCATCGCACGTATATCATTAACATACATGTCATATACCTTACAATCGACATATTCAGTCAAATTGATTCTCATGAAATATGGAAAAAAGAATTCTCTTTCCGATATATCAAGATTGAGTTTATTATAATTAGCTATATATGTCGATATATCGGATATATTATCCTGATTGATAAGATAATATTTTTCATTGGCGTAGTTAATAAATGTCTTAGGTGACATTATTCTTGTAGCTGTTAACTGCGAATACTGAAGCTTACCGAGATCAAGTTCTACTAAACCAGTGGTAGAATCAATAATTGTAGATGATGATTTAATAATACCACTCAATCTATAATATATCTGAAGTATGTCAGCTCTTTCCTTTGAGAACCTTAACCCGTGTTCTTTTGCGATTTCTTCCAATTCGGTAAGAGTTATCGATTTAGAATCAGATTTTCGAATGACATGATTACGTAAATCGTCTATAGACATCTCATCTTTTCCACCAGCAGATTCAGCGCTCGATATCGTTATAAGCGGTGTCATCTTTGTAATAGCATATTGATATGGATCATCTATATTCTGTGTAAAACTTATACCACGTATAGGAGGTGCATTAGTATTCCACCCATTTAGAATGAAATTTCCAGATTTACCATTGGTAGTATAGGTTACAATTTTTATAGATGAACCATTTACCGGTGAAAAATAGTTTGGATTTCTACTGAACTTAATGTTTAAATAGTGTATACCTGTAACTCTATCGAGTAAACTGAAATTATAACCATCTTTAATGATCACGCCATCAGGTTCACCTCTTAAAATTTCCCACGGACTAGTTTCACTAGCTTTATACATTACTTCGAATGCATGTAATTGATTAGGATAACTTACTGTGAGTTCATACTTATTCGATGATGAATTGAGAGAATTGAATTCATTATAATTTCGTTGGTATTGATTCAGTAACAAATTCAATATAAAATATTTCTCTCCATCAACTATCTGAGTAAAACTTTTGATAAATGGATTTGAAACTGAACCGTATACTGAACCAGCAACTGGATTATATTTAGCAAAGAAATTGTATTTCTTTTCCAAACTTAACCCTACTACAGATTCCCTTATATAGATATCAATATCATTATCAAATGTATATGTAGGTCTATCTATCAGTGCAACTACAGAATCCTTATCTATAGTTGACTTATACAGAATATCAGTAGAGTTTTCAACTCTTGCACTATATTCTATCAGATCTGATACTTTAAATCCGAGATTGAATGAATATGATGCGGGTGTACCAAGTATATTTACAAATTCATCTGAATTAAGATATCTTACTAACGATCGTCTTAATCTTGCTGTAGATTTGACAGCCTCTTCTTTTATTGATAGCATTTCAAAAAAGTTTGCAGCATTTATAGATCCAATCTGATCTAATAAGATATTTATAAAAGATGTTGGAGATTCAGATAACTTCTCGTTAGTACCGAGTAAGTTATTTTCAACAGCTTGTACAAAATGGTTTATAGTACCGGCAGTACTTTTGATAGATCCAACTTTAGAAGCCATATTTATCTTTCCCTTATTTCAATTTTATACAAATATTAATTTATTCCCGATTACTAACGGGTATTTTCCCCATATACTATCAGCACGAGTAAGTAATTCAGGACTTTCTGCCAGTAACCTTTCTGGGTGAGACGGATCTTTTAGCTCTAAAGAGCCAAATGTATTCAGTTTGGCATTAATATCAAACATATCTTTACTTCCGTTTTGCATAGCTAATGGATATGTCAATTTATTGAAATCCATAAATACTCGTGGATCCATCGGTTCATAAAAATTATATTTGTAAGTTATGCTAATATCATCAAATTCATCAATTTTCGACTCTCTACTATGATTGAGAGTATTAAGTGGAAGACTTATTGGATAACATCCAGTTAATTTACCCCATCTCAATATAGTCATATTATCTTCAGCTAATTTGAATAAATATATTGAAATTGTATAGTCAATAATTCTATTAGCAAGATATTCGTATTTAGGCCAGTAATTTCCACGTGCAACTTCATGAATATATTGAATGAGAAGATAATGACTTAAAAATATTGGTGATAATGTGGTGTCCTCAAAAGTTACTGTAACTTCTCCGATACTATCATATCCATCGGATCCAGTAGCATATGATAACTGATGTCCTGTAAAATCACCAACAGTTTCGAAACTATCCAATACAATATCTTTTAATCCGCTAACTTCTTTACACATGTTTGTTTTTAGAGGATCGAATGGAGAATCTGTCTTATATTTATTATCAAGACTCACTCTACTAGCTACACTATTAGGATACTGTAAATACTCAGCTACATAGTTACCAATCTCTGTAGTTAGTATATAATCAAAAAATGGCGTTATACCTTTACCTTTATCCAAATTAACCAAATTGAGATCGGGTCTTGTGAAAAATGCATATGAATTACCTGGACGTTGAGGATCTAACCCAAGAGTTTGCATATTTTTATTAAAGTGGGTACCGTAAGCTTGGATCGGATCGCTAAAATTTAATCCCACCAAGTCTAATGCTCTAGAATACCACTCTTCAATACTATTTGTAAGAGCTTTATCTTCATTATATTCTCCAGTCACACTCTTACTAAATAATCCTCTAGCATTAGATGAATTAGTAGCAATACTATTTAGAATAGATCCTATTTTATCTCCACCTACAGGCAATGATACACTACTACCAGAATCTATCTCACCATATTTATCAGTATTAATATTTTCATTGTTTGCGTATATCATATTTGTCACCTTTTTTGTTAAACTTGCACCTCTTATTATGATGTTATTGAATAGATCATTAAGTAAAAGAACAGATTAATGTAACACAATTAATTGTAGTAAGTGTAGAAAAAATACATCAAAAGGAAGTTTATATGGGATTTATAAGTGATGTTTCTAGCATGGTCGGTAAATATTCAGATACAGTAGCTACAGATCGAAGTATTGCATCTATAAAAGGATTCACTCAAGGTCCCAACTCCATAACAAAAATGGCAAAAAAAGCTGTAATGACTTACCCTGTGATATTATCCGAGGGTGTTATAGGAGATGATGAAAATCTTCTTAATGCTATTTGTAAATATCTTGAAGTACAGTATTCAATATTTACAATGATATCAATGGGTTTAAATCCTATATTTGATGGAACAGATCCAAGTACTCACTTAATTAAGTTCTATTCTGGAGAAGCTGAAGATTTTATCGATGGTTATAAAGCTAATGCTTCTGTTAGTATATCTAATGATCTTAAAGTTAAGATTTCAAAAGAATCGCTTACGCCATACAATTCATTAGAAGATGATACTACTGATGATATTAAACGACCATCAGTATCAAGTATGAAAATATTGGAAAAATTCAAGGCATCTGATCCAACTGTTATTTCGGTTAAATTAAAGATGGGTGGTGGAGAACATGCAGTTGATGTTGAAATTCCTATTGCTATCAAAGCTATTCCGAATTTTATAACAGATGAAGAATCATCTCGTATTTTTTCATACTTCAGAGAAAATAAACCGATACTTACACTTGTAAGATTTCTTAGTGGTGAAATAAGTCTATTTAAAGATATACTATTTCAACTCGAAAAGGCTAAGAAAGATAAAGATCTTTATGCTCGTCTCGGAAGACATCCTTGGTTTCGTCAACTGATGAAGAAGAAAATGTTTTTTGATATAGGTAATTTTATTAAACTTGTAACATCTTCATCAAAGAATAAGATCGATGTTATGCCTATTTGTACACTTGTTGTAACAAAAGACGAAATCGAAGAAGGTTTTGGAAATCTTTGGAATAAAATTAAAGCCAAAGAAGGCGATACATTGATCAATAAACTCATGTTATTATGTCTCTGTGTAGTCGATACTACCACGGGTACATTAGAGTTTACATTTAATGGTTTTAATAGCAGTACGACTATCAGAAAAAGCGATATTATAAAAGAATATACATCTAATACCGAGCAAGGTACCAAAGATATCGAAAAATTGCTTAAGACGATGGTGTATAAAGTTCAATAATTTTTACCCTGTTTGACAAAACACTTAAATGGAGATTTACAAGATATGAGATATAACACAGTAAGTTTAGAGTCAGACCTTATGTCGAAGGTTCTCGGAATTATAAATTTTTTTAAGATATCGAGAGAGCCTTATAAAGATATAGAAATTGAGTTTAGTAGGGCAGAAAAAATCATGAAAGATAAAAATAAATCTGTACCTATGACAAAACTTTCACCGATTTTTAATGTAATTTCAAATTTGGTCGTTTGGAATTTTCGTAATAAACTGAAATCCGGTATACCTAAGAAATATATCGATGACCTTGAATCGACACAAGGTTTGTATTTTAAAAGGGATTCTAAGGTATTGAAATCTGTGTTTAATATGTATGAAGCAATAAATCAAAATTATAAGAAATCATCTTATAATACAATATTTGATTTATATATCAGAATATTTAAAATTCTTACAGATAAAAATTATGCAAATGCATTTGGTATAGCATATACTTCAAGTAAAAAAGGTAATGATTCAATGATGTTTGTATATATAGAGTATGTAGCTCTTGTATATGCTTTGGAATTCATGACATTATCACTTGCTGAGTATATTGTTAAAATTGATTCCGGTTATACATTCGATATGGCGAATAAAGATTATTGTTCAAAATATCCTGTATTTATTTCATCAGTTTGTAAAAATATAATAAAAACTGTTGTGAAATATGAAGGTATTACTAATCCAAAAAATTATGTACTGTCAATTATACAGGAAGAAAAAAATAAATCCGGTACTGAGAGTGAGATTTTTGGCGAACCATCGCAATCACAAGAAATGATTCCGTTAGTAGTTGTAGCAGCTATAGGTTTCAAAGTTACTATCGGAATTATCGGTTTATGTCTTGCTGTAACTGTTGTAAGATATGTAATATACTCAATAAGTTGCATGAAGATTGATCTTACAAAATCACTTATAGATCAGAGTGAATTGGTCTTGGTGAATATTACAAGATTGGAACAGAATCTTTCAAAAATGAAAAAAGATTCTCCTGAGTATAACAATCTAATTAAGATTATTGAAAAACAGAAAAAACATCTATTGGAATTGTTGGATATTATTAAGAAACTTGAACACGATGATATATCAAGTGCTGATAATATCAAAGATCAGGAATCTGACGATGATGACACCATAAATAGTACACTGGATAGTGAATCACCATCTGGTAGTTTTGATGTTTAGATGAATATTATTTGATTATAACGGTAATAATACTATTGCCGTTTATTTAAAAATTTAATATTTAAAAAATAACATATTAATGTAAATAATTAATGAGAAACCGTAATTTTGCATATCTCATAGACTTTGACAGGTTATATATAGGATATGTAAAATATTACAAAAGTTCTTCAAATTAAGACAAAGTTTTTATTGGAGGAAAAATGAGCAAAAAAATCGATGACATTTCTGTAGAAAGTATCCTTAACGGATTGTTTTCCCAGGAATCGGATGATAATGATAGTTCCACAGTTGTTAAAGTGGAGGAAATTGATGAAATTACGGATGATGAGAAGGATATTCTCGAAGGTCCGATTGAAGCTGATGATGGTGCCGATGGTGCTGAAGTTGCTGAAGAGTCTGCACGTATTTTCGGTGATGTTCAGTTACTTCAATTCGGTATGCGCGCTGCAGAAGAGTATGTATGGACACAGTCAACTGAAGCTGTTGACATTGGTGCCGCTCTGAAGAAGTTCTGGAGCTGGTTGAAATCCATCGTTATTAAAATCCGTGAGTATGCACTCTCCGCAATTCGTTATGCGAACATATTCCTCGCCGGGGATATGAAGGGTATTGTCAAATGGTATGCTGAGAATAAGGCAAAAGTAGCAGAAGGTCTTACTGCAAAAGGTGGGGATATCTCCCTTGTAGTTAAGAAACCTGTTGCAAAATTCCCATCTACCGGTGATGCAATGGCTGCAATTAGTGCTATTGTTAAAGCTGTTCAGGCTCAGGAAATGGCCGATGAAGCAAATGTAAAAACCGTGAAGGATTTCATTGCTACAGTAAAAGTTCCTCAGTTGAACGCTACTGTATTTGGTAAAGATGCAAAGTCAGCAGATGTTTCAATGAAAGACTATAATGATGCATTGAAAGCTCTCGGAAGTAGCATCGATGCTGTTTTGACATCTGCGAGTTGGATTAAGACCAGTGCAACTGATCTTGCCAAGTACTCAAGGGAAACAAATGCTTCGGTTAACGTTATCAATAAAGCTGCAAATATTGCTGTTACTGATGAAAATAAGTCCAAAGTTGAAGCAGCCAAAGCAATGGCTACACTCATGCAACAGGGTCTCAGTGCAACAGTATCTGCAGAGTACTGGATTCTTTCGACAAAGATCACCATGATCAAAATTTGCCGGAACTATGCCAAGAAAGCTGTCGCTGCTGCTGCAAAACCTGAAAAGAAGGAACCCGCAAAAGAAGAGAAGAAGTAATCTTTCTCTAATTTTCGATCTTTATTTATTTAAATACAGGAGCTTCGGCTCCTGTATTTTAACTTCTTTTTAAATTATATATATATTATTGTAAATAACTATTATTTAAATGGTTATAATTTATCTGATAAACCTTTTATAAGGAGTATATAATGTTTTCAAAAGATGATTTTGAAAAGACATCGAAAAACATGCGCGATTGTTCAATTGCTTTGGCAGATGCAGCGGTTATGATCACCACGGATAGAATGATTGAAACTATAAAAGCAGCTGATAATGCATTCTATCCTAATGAGCCTGATGTTCCCCCTCCTTTGGCTAAGTGTGATAAAGTCGTTTTTCCTAATGGCATAGTCTACAATATCTATCATAAGGAGTTGCCTCCAAGGTTGTCTAAGTTTGTTGTGGATATCAACCATGCTAAGTATTCACAATTTACAAAGTTGTCTGAATTTTTCGATGAACCATTGAACCGATTTCTCGGGTCCATAACCGTAAAGGATATTATAAACGCTTTCCAGATGTCACAGACTGATTATGATCAGTCTCGCATGAATGAGTATCAGGAGAATGGAAAGAATTTTATCAATATGTTCATGAATTCTACCAGAGATGATTTCGTAGATAATCATTTCATCAATAATGAAATTGGGGAATTCACATTATTGGAAGTCATTCTCGGAGCAATCGATCATTCGGAAAAACAAACCATTAAAACCCTCACAGAAGCTGAAAGAGCACTGATGAGAGGTGTTAAATCCAAAAATCATACCAATATGACTGCGCCAAAACGAACCAGGAGTAAAGGTAATATACAGCGAAATAATTCTTCAAAGAAGAACTAAAAAAGGGGTTATCCCCTTTTTTTTAAGAATAACATATTAATGTATTATATATTATTTAACATTCTATACAGGTGGTTTTAAATTATGACAATTAATATTGATGAAAATATGTCATTTGAGAGTATTTTAGATTCATTATTTTCTAATGAATCTGATAAACTTGATGAGCATAAAAAAATCGAACTATCTGATTTTGAGATGAAATTGGTAAATGCACCTATAGATGAAGACACTGAAGTTTCTAAAGATGAAGCTGAAAGTTTATCTATAGAGGGTATTAATATACTTAATGATGTATCAGTTATTCAACTTGGTATGGCTGCATTTGAAAAGTTTCAATGGTCAGTATCAACAGAGTCATTTATCGATAGTATTGAAATTGTACTAAAAAAATTCTGGGATATCATTAAGAGTATATTTGAAAAACTTCGTACATCTTTGTTAATTGCTATTAGACGTACACATATCGCAATATCTGGCAATATGAGAAATGTTTCAAAATGGGCAAAAAAGAATAAATCAAGTATCGAAAAAGGTATAGATGAAAACGGTGAAGAAATATTCATGTATACAAAAATACCGTTGCATGCTAGACCGGATATGTCAGAGATAGCTCAGTTAATTAATGAGAGTATACATCTTATTTTGTCTAAGAATCAAATAAAATATGAAAATTTCAATAAATTAGAAGAATTTATTGATACATACTCAATAACAACAATGGATGAATATGTATATGAGGATAACAAAAATAAAAACATATCGATGAAAGATTATGATACAGCTATTGGTGGTATTGTCGATAGATTAATCAATATAGATGAAATTAGATCTGAATTGGAAGAACCGACCAAATTGATAAATGCATTAACCACTAATATTCTATCTATAAAAAAGATGGGTTTAAATGGTGATTTTTCAAAGGTTACGCCAGATGAAGCACAGAAAATAAGGAAGTATGGTTTAATATTGCAAAAATCAGCCGTATTAGCTGTAAATATATGTTATTGGTCATTATCCAATAATATATACATTACTAAAGTGGCGCATGAATATGCTGAAAAAGCTTTTAACTCAGTTTTAGTTTAAAAAAATATTATTTTGTATAAAGAAAGGGTGTACATTATGAATTCAATTAGTATAGAAGATCTTATAGAAGATCTTGTTTGCTCAAAATCCAAAACGGATGATGAAAAAATTAATGATGATGATAAAGCAATGTTTAGTGATTATGAAATTGATATTATCAATGGACCTGAAGATGAAGATAATGGTGCCGATATTGAGTATATTTCTGAAGAATGCTACAGATTGCAAAGTGAAGTTAATACCATTAATTATGGTATACGAGTTGCTGAGGAATATTTATGGTCGAAACAATCGACTGAATCCGTATCTTCAAAAGTACACGAAGTTGGTAAAAAAGTATTAGAATCATTTTGGAAATGGTTTAAAGGTGCTCTTGAGAAAATACGCCAGTTTATAATTTTATTTATGAAGCGTATTCAGATATGGATAGCCGGTGATTTTAATAAACTTAAAAAATGGGCTATCGATAATAAGAGTAAGATTGAGACGGGTATTCATAAATTTGTATATGAAATTTCATTGAACGTTAAAAAACCTATCGGTAAATATGAAGTCGATCTGTCAATTCTCGATACGGTTGAAAATTGGATAAGTGACCTTAAAGCATCACGGCTTTTTATAAGTGCCCAAGGTAAATACGGTACTGAACAATCAGTGAAACTTGGAAAATATATAGCTAAAAATAACATACAAAATGTTGAGAATGCTATATATGGTGAGAATGCAGAGAAAAAAGCTGTATCAATCGAGGAGTATAATAAGAGTATTAATATTGTGGACACTCTTGTAAATATTGGTCAGTATAAAACCGATATAAATAAATCCATCAAAAGTATTAAAAGTGTTAATCATATATTATCATTTGCAAATTCAATAACTATGGAAGTAAAGGCAGTTCTACCGAATCATTTTACGTATATACGACTTGTTGGAGGTAAGGCATCTAGAGCTATTGCATTGTGTTCAAATTTAATGTATACAAAACTCTATACGATGGTATCAATAACAAAAGTATCGTATAGATATGCTAAATTGGCTGTAGAAAAGGTTGATGCTGAAGAAGCTAAACCTAAGACATCTGTGAAATTACTTGCTTAATAAACAAAATGGAGGGGTAAAACCCTCCATTTTAATTTACTACTATAACATATTAATGTAGGTTATATATTAACTATGAAATTCATGAAAAAGGAGTTATATAAATTATGAAAACTGACCTTTCTAAAGATGTTGCTATCGAGAGCATTGTAACCAATCTATTTAGAAATAATAATAGATTTATTTCTATTGAAAATGGGATTATTACTGATAGTGAGAAAGAAATATTGGAAGCTACTGGAGATGCTGACGATCCTGATATTTCACTGGGCGGTGTATATAACAATATTGCCGAGTCGAATTCTCAACTACTATCTCTTCGATCAGTAGAAAAATGTTCAAAGATGAGTAAATCTAAAGAAGAAGAGAGTTTAATAGCTAAACCAGATGATACAGTTATCATTAACGACGATGATAGCAGAAAAGAATTTGAGATGTCAACCAACTCAAATAATGACGCTAATGATAATAATGTATTATATGCTGCTGTAGGTAATGAAAGTGAAATAATAATTCCCGTTGTTTATGATGATGAATTTAATAAGAAATATTGGGAATTAATGGGTCGTATTGTTAGTAAAGTACACGAATCCTTAATAATGATGTTTAAAAGGATTCATAATTTCATGTGTAATGAAATGGTTGAAATTTCTTCATGGATGATTACTAATGGAGAAAAAGAGAAAGAAAAGATATGCAGTAACGAAAGTGTATCAATAACTGTAAAATCTCCAAAGAAACTTAATTTCGTACAATTTTTATCATTGATGAGTGATGAATATAATAGTGTTTTTAGGCACATGACTGAAATTACATATTTTTATAAAAACTCTATAAAAGATGATGAAAATGTCGAATGTGAAAAAATTGATGAGTATATGGCAATATCAGAGAAGATGAAAGAAATTGCTATGAAAACTAATATTTCATCGATGGAAGGTATGTTATTTGATGAAGATAAGTCTTTCAGATCTGTCACATCAAAAGAGTTCTTCGAAACATTCTCATACGATAGTCTTAAAACAGGTTGTAACCTGCGTGGATATTTATTTAATATTAATTTCTGTTTAAGGTTTTTAAATGATCTGCTTGTAGTTGTCGATAAGGGGACAAAAATATCATTTGAAGACATGAAATATAGAGTAAAGTTATACTCTACAATCACAAATCAACAGATAGGTATCAATGCTATGGTAACTAACTCATTTTGGGTTATATCATTGCATTTACATTTGATCAGAACCGCATTTACATTATGTAAAAAAGTTTCAGAAACATAAAATAATATGAAAAGAGGCTAAATAGCCTCTTTTCTATTAAAACATACTAATGAGTTATATATGTACTATAAAGGAGCTATATTCTATGAAAATAGATGATTTGAGAAAACTTATATCAGAGGTTAGAAATTTATATAAATCAGATTTTAAAGATTATATATATAAATATCTAACTAAATTATCTAATGATAATACAATCATTTCACCCATTGACAGAAAAATCATTAATTTCAGATATTCATATGCAAACTATGAAGTATTTAAAAATAACATCGATAGTGGTGCATTTGATAAAGATCAGATAATGTATAAATATGATACTTATGCTGAGGGTAGAACTGAACTTAGAAATATATTCGGTTATTCTAATCTTACGGATATAATGAAAATAATCGAATTCATTATCAATAATGAAGAAAAAATATGCAATTTCGATACAGTAAGTATGAATAGTCTATATAATTATATAGACTGTCTTATACATAATGTTAAGATATTAGCTATGTATTTCTTTAACGAAAAGGAAGATTCCTTTGATATCAACTATGGCGATATTATTAAAAACGAAATTATTAATGATAAAAGAGGATTTAATATTGATAATTTCGAATCTTCTCTGGAGTCTTATAGTATATCTGAAGAAGTAGATGAAACTAAAGCTCTTGATGATGCCAAAAGATTTAGAAATATTCTAAAATTCATAGGCAATATGGTTTTGAAAATAAAAACTATTTTAAACGAAAGTAGTTTAAAAATCAAATCATTTATTGATAAATTGAATGTTAAACGAACTATATTTTATAATAAAAATATAGGTAGAATAGATCACTTGTATAAAAATTACGGCAATGCTGCTCAGATATTAGAAAATGAGACTATTGATGATCCCGTAATGATTCTAAATGAAAAAGTTCCAAAATATATGTCAAGAGTAGTAAATGGTATTATAAAGGTATATAATACCTATAATTCACATATTGAAAATCTATTCGGATCAAGTTCATTTGATGATATGATAAAGAAAGTTAACTCTTATTTGACTTATAAAGAAGTTAAATTATCTACCGATGCAACAGCTAAAGATGTGAATAAATCTCTTAAGTTAGATCTTAGATATAAGATAGCATCGATAATACTGAAAGATATCGATGTATACGGGTATACTGTAGAAAGTATTATAACAAAAAAATATCCACCTTTTCATCATTTAATAGTTTCTTTATTCTTAAGTAGACCTCACGAGAAACCTACAGAACAAAGTGTAGATACAATATTCAAAAGTGCTGATTCATTTAAAATAATGAGTAAGAAATTCAAGGATATAATTCTCGGAGTTTCAATGGGTATAAATAAAACACTTTCATCTGTAAATATCGAACAGGATTATAAAAAGATTTCATCTAGAGTTACTGAGTATAAACGTTCTATTGGCAATAAACATGTGAATGTATTGAATAAAAATATAGATAAATCTGAAACTCAAAATGAAACTAACACTAAGGATTTGAAAAAACGTATAGTTGTATTACAGAATCATGAACATTTATTACAGAGTTTTATTCCGTTATTTATTTATATTGCAAATGCTGGTACAGTTGTATATGATATAGCTGTACGAGTTGATAGAACTGCTCAAACAGCTATACAAAGTATGATAGCAATAGAAAAAAGCAGAAGTGATAGTAATCAATATAAAACTGGTGTAGATACTGGCAATAAGGAAAATAAAAATAGTAAACGTTCAAAAATAACAAATGTGAGAGAAAATGTTACCAAAACTTCTAAAATAGATAATGGTAATTTAGTAACTCAATTTAAAGTATAAATAATAATGGAGGGATAAAACCCTCCATTATCTTTATTTTTTATTACTACACGCTAATGACAATACTTCATACGATTTGAAGACGTTTATTGTACCACTATCATTATCTCTTAAGAAATTTTGTTGAAATCCTAATAGATTATAATCCTTTTTGATATATTTACTATTATCGACTTCATTACCAGGTATTTCTATATTGTAGATAACATTAGGTTTTAAACAATCGATATCAATACCATGAGACTTGATTATATAAACAGTATCTATACCAAATGTACTGAGATTGCTAAACATGTTAAAAGGGTTGTTCAATTCATCATATTCAAAACTAATTCCTTTTGATGTTTTAGAATGACTTATTGAATTTCTGATAAATTCTCTAGCTGGGGAATTTATCTCATCTATTTTACCATCCTTATAAGTGAATGTTTCGGATGAAAAACCATAATTTGTAAAGATAATACTATCACCATGAGCCTCACCTGCAGCGATACCAACATTAACATCCTCTAACCCCTTTATAAGATTTAGAATAACTGTATCATCGGTATCATATGTAATAGTTCCAGGAGACATAGTTTCTACATCATTTACAGGAGATACTCTTACTATAGTTTTCCGTATCTTACCTTTCTCATAATCATGAGTTTTACTTAATTTTGACAGAATGTATAATTTTCCATCAATATCATAAAAAGAAAGTATATCCCTAAGATATACCCCATACATAATCTGTAAACAATCTATAACATATTTCACATTTCCGGGAGATATGATTATATTATTTACAGGAATGTTATTATCAGGTACATCTATAATGTAACCTTTGACATCCGAAGTTTCACATATAAACTTTAAAGCTGTGTCAACAGTGATTGGTCCGTTCTTTGCACTTCTCAATACACTATTATATGTCTTCTTATACATTAGATGATAATCTAATGTATTAATATACATTCTGACATTATAGATATTGATAGATGCATCATTACCACCAATCTCCTGTTCTTCAATAGGATCTGATGTATTATCTTCTGGAAAATTTCTTAAATTGATTATATCATCAGATTCTACTATCGGGACGAATATTGTGTCATATAACAACTCTGATTCAACAGGTGTTCTATCTGTTTGATCTTCCAATGAGTTGATATATTTTATTCTGGTCATTTTAAGATGCATAAGAATATTACTCATATTATCCTTAATTATCCTAATATGACCTGGTGTCAATTGTAACACTATCTTAATATTGGGAGAAAATGATTTACTATAATCCACATCCCATGACATACTGTCTATACGCAATGGTTCGAATTCATTTTTACCATCTTCTGTAAAAAGTGAAACATCTATACCATATTTTATACTATAAATGACATTCGGTTCAGCCATATTAATTATCTACCCTCCAACCATGAAAAATTTAGATCCACCCCATCAATTCTAACAAAGTCATTTATAGAATTTGTAGATTTTGAATGGAGTTTATTACTCCATATAGCGAGTAGAGATTTGGACAAAGAAAACGTATTATTTTGAAAATCAACATCAAGAGTTTTTAATCTAAGAGTAACTAATTCTTTATCTTTATCATTTAATGGAATATTATCGAGTAAATAATTACAATCATCTTTATCTATTGAATCTCTTGTATTACAATTTTCAATTAACTTTTTATAGATGATTAAATTTCTTCTCGATTTGATACTTTCTAATTTTGGAAACCCATGTTTAAAACCAAATATTGAAAGTATAACTCCAATTAGATCAGTGTTATGATTTATATCTTTATCAAATTTATCACCGCAGATATATCTACTCAATAGATTTAAACCGTGTTCTATATGATTGTGTTTTATATTAATCATATCTCTATCAATTCTTAACATTTGAAGAGATAGATCATTGTTACCAATATAAACAATTTTACAATTACGTTTAGCTGCACTATTTGTGATAGATATATTCATACAAGTAAAATAACACACATGTTGATATATAAATTTACTTCCTTCATCTAGTTTCTCGATGAAGATAGTCTTCTTAAATAAATTAAGAATCTTTCTTAGTAAATTCATAGTTTTACTAAAATCATCATAATATGTTTTATCTGATGAATACATTATTATCACACTACTGCAATGCATTTTGGTTGTAAAGAAGTGTCTATAATGACCAACGGAGTTTAATAAACCGTATACAATTCTTATAATAGTTTCATTATCACAATCGGTATCAGTATCAACTGATGAAATGCGTTTTAACACAGATAGTACATATGAAACGTCGAATACGATTATATATTTATTATTGAATGACGATATATCCGATATATTTCCACCAATTATATAATCATTCAGTGTTTCATATTTCATTCTTGATTGATAACAAGCAATATCGATCATTTCTTGAGTTATAGACATTATTACCTCGTTTCATTTGTTCCAATAATATGTTCAGCACAACTTAATAAGTAATATATAATCAATTAATCGATTAAAATACGGAGATTAAAATGCCAGAAATGCCAAAATATTTAGATATTAAGAATTTTCACAATCCATCAGGAATGTCAGCACAGAATAATCTTGTTATTAGTGCACTATCAAAACGATACGACGGATTCATAAGTAAAGATATTAAGTATACAGTTTATAAAGATGGTAACTCATATGTTTTTAAGTTTAAAGTCCCATCGGAGAAAAATTTTAAACTTAAAAGTGATGTATTTTACGATGTAATAATAGAGTTCTTTTCCAATGATGAAAGTGTTATCGCTGGTAGTTCTTTAAAAGAATATCATATGCATGTATATTCAAATGTACCGACATTTACATTTAATTTCACTTTTGTATATAATAAGATTGGTGCATTATATAAGAAAATACCGCAATCATTATATTCTGAAAAAGCTTTATCTGAACCTACTAAGGTTACAAACCCTTATAAACTTGTTGGTATAGAGAAATCTATCTTCTATTCATTACGCAAAATATATCAGGATACCGGTTTTAATAAGGGTAAGGTCGATAAACTTTTAACCGATTTAGTTAAAAATAATCCAAATTTTAAATTTCCAGGTAATATATTCAGTGATGTTACCAGTCAGATTAGTAAGTTAAATGAATTGATTGATACTGAGAAATTACGTTTGAAAACTAGTAAAAAACAAAATACTGGTAATAAATCAGAATCAAGTACAAAAAATAAAACAACAGTGGGTATAGAAGGTAAAAAGAATAACCTGGAAAGTGTAATGACTAATAACCTTAGTAATTCCAAACTTACAAAAGAAAGTGATTTATCCAATAAAAATAAACTCAAAAGTACATCATTATCTAAAAAATAAATATAATAGTGGAGGCATTCCTCCACTATCATTTTTTTTTATTTAAATTTCAGACGTGCATAATCTTTCACACGTTCACCATCCATGTATAATTCCGAATACCCGTTTTGAAATGCTGATTTTTTATTTGGGGAGTTATATACAGCTTTTCCGATAAAACTCCTAACTGCAAACATATGAAGAGTTAAAGCCAAACTTGGCATATTTTTGTGTCTTAGGAATCCCTCAAATACATCATTTGCATGATCAAAATCAAGATACTTCATCCCAAATATGAAATCATGAGCAGTAGCACCTGATAATGAATATTGTGATATTTTTGAAATTCTTCCAACTGACAAGAAATCAGGTATACTTGCACCATCGAGGCATGCGCCACGTTTGACAATCAATTTAAATATTTTGCCCATATATGCAAAATCAAGAGTCAACTCATCATTAATGATAATAATATCAACTTTTTCAAGTGCTATTGCATCCCCAAATAATGAGTAATTCGGTAAAGGATTACCAGTCTTCCTGTATTTTTCATAAGTTTCAGCACGTTCCTTAGCATCTACAGGCATGTACTCAATAACAGGTTCATTGTACGTAATCACTTTAAAAGTTTTAACTCGTTTATTCATGGGGTCCTCCAAAATATTTGATAATATTGTTTAATTATCTCTCCATTTATAATGTTCAAGAAAAAAAAAGAAACTGCCGAAGCAGTCTCTATTCAAAGTAAGATATTATCTTCTGTTTTTGAAGTTCCGGATATCGTATATCTTCAAGAACTTGTTCATGGGTGAATAATGAATCATCATGTTCAATAAATTCTCCAATTGTCTCAGTTATTTCATGTGAAGAATCCTTAGATGATAATGAATTTTTCATTCCACTATCAGATACGATATTGTTATAATCTCTATATATTACTCTACATTTCGATCCAAGTAATGATGGAGAATACATTAATCTTATACTACCATGCTGTCTTTGTATTGCTTTACCGATACCTTCTAATGACGCCATGAAAGTTTCTAACTCGGTCACAGCACTTTGTTTATCGATATAATCTTTACACATAAGCATAGTATCTTTAACATTCATAGCATCTGCTTCCGAATCATAGACAAATATACCACCATTAACCAAACTATCACATCCAAGAATATAATTCATTTCTGTTATGGTTTCACTCGCACTATCAATTATACCGTTAGTACGAATTCTATCCATAGATACCAGATTGTTAAGTCTATCTCTTACTGTTTCAAACATACTAGGATCTTGAAGGTATATCTCTGTGATATCATCTACAATCTCTGATCCTTGAATATATAATGACGAGATAGAATCTACAATTCCTTCAAAGTTACAATCACCGGTATCATTATATTCGTGTTCTTGTGAATAATATTTAGGATGAATTAGTGATCTACTATCAATATTACTAGTCAATCTATAATTCGAAAATGATTTACTGTATAATTGAGCAAATTCATTCCTGGTATACATATTAGTATAATCAGTTTCTCTATCGTTTCGTTTAACTGAAATAATACTCAGGCTACCATTAATGAATTTTTCTCTAATCTCCTTAAATGAGTTGTTTAATTTACAATCATATGTATATACAGCTATAAATGAAAGTGTACCATTACTTCTATTCATGAATGTCTTATCAAACATTACATGAGTTCCCTGAGTTACAGATATATTTATCTGTATAACTTTGCAGTTAAATGGGTCATTTTCATCATAAAATACATGAATTGCACGCCTACAGTCGATTAATCCGGATTTCTCTCTTAGTTCAGATTGTCTAGATTTTTTAGAATCTATATCATCCGAAAGAGTTGTTCCATTATTTATAAACATGATTATCCTTTTATTATATTGTCGAGTGTATCCAGTTTACAGTTTCATCATTCTGTACATTCTTAGATGCTCCTATATCATAATTGAAATCTCTAGATATAGAAATACCATTAAAATTTTGAATTATGAAACGCAGTCTTACATTACCAATCATACAATGTACGAATAATTTGAAATTAACATTAGCATAGTCTTTAACGAATTCCATATCTTGTTCGAATTGTGAAAGGAAATTTCCGGATATTTGTTTACTATAGAATTCATTAGGTTGTTTGTGATCAGTTTTAAAGCGTATTCTTGAGATTTTTGATTCATTATCATTTATCTCATAACAAAAATCCAACTCATTTACTAATAATCCGATCATTAAATTTGTACATGGTCCAATTATTAATGTAGCTAATGTATCTAGTGGTATTTCGAATTCACTCTCATGGATATATTTACCGGTTGTTATTTTATTAAAATTTGATTTTCTAGTGATATATATTGAAGTATTTTTATCCACCAGATCACCAAATCTTACAAATACATTACCTGATGACATTGTATCATATCCGTATGGTATATCAGAATTTTCTTTTTCTTCATTTATGATGTGGTGTTCCATATTGTAGAATTTTGGAAATGGGATTATATTGGATACTATATTATCCCTCACATCATCGAATACCATATCATTATACGATGTATTCATCCTCAGTTCAGATAATCTCGATCTTGATAGATCGTAAATATGTGAGCCGTATGATATATCTTTTATATGAATGATTGAATTCTGATTTATGAATTTGTATATATCATTTGTAATAGTGTGTGGTATAACCGAGAATATAATCCCTTCACCATGATATATATTATGATTCTGACGTCTCTCACTTGCAGAAAAATGACCTATGATACCTTTACCTGTTGAACATGATATATTTATTATAGAAATCTGTGATTTACTTGAAATTAATGTGGAATCTGGTATCTCTATGATTATGTATCGTTTGTAATAATCTATATTTCTGAGTGTTTCTATATTTCCAGATTTATATGATGATCGACTGTTTCCTACAAACATTTTATCTCTCCTATAAAATATTAATAATCTAACTCGATATACTATATATAAACTAGTTTATTATTCGAATAATAGAATAAAAGAAAGAGGGAAATAAATCCCTCTATTCTTTTTTAAAGTACAGCTTTTGTGTAATAATTCAAGACTACATCAATTATTTCATCATCAGATTTCTGAATTAATTGACCATTTCTTGGATCATTATACAAATTATATCTAAACATATTGTTAGCCAAGAATACAGCATCATCTCTGATAAAATTCTTATTTTCAAACTGTGATCTTGAAAATTTATATTTACCATTTATCAATGCAATATATCTCGGATCCTCAAATAATTTTCTATCACTAACCTTCCCAGACCATCTATTTTGAAATGAAAAACCTACATTCACAGCACAAATATAATCTGAAATAGATTCTAAACCTATGTTTTGTAAATGTTTTGAAGCCAAGATCAGTAAGCGAATATAATTATGTCGATTATTATCATACATATTTTCATATCCGCCATAGATATGTGAAAATGTCTGGAAAATTACTTTTGTTTGATATTCATGAAGTCTCATATTACTAAGTACAAATGTATATTCTTCATGATTATCTATAAAAACATTTAGACGGTGTGATATTTTATTGATAGTATCATCTGGGGATATTTTACGAACTAACTTTAACAACTCATCAGGACGAGTTATTTTAGACTCCATACGCTCAGCTTCAGTAACAAGACCATCATCTCCACCGCTTGAATAAATATAGTCATCAGAAAAACCTTGCAATACTGAATAACCATTATCTTTTCTCGGTTTAAATCTTGACGATGAGTTCTTAATTGATTCAGCTATAAATGCAGGAATAGTATCCACTGGTTGCAATTTTGTTATAATAGTTGTCAATACTTTCGAAAATACTTCCTCAATTTCATTATCTCTAGTAGTTCCAGAGATAAACATTTTCGAATAGATTAATTTATGTGTTTTAAACGCATTGTTAACAATCATAGTCACATATTTATGCAACTTTGATAAGGTGTCTATGTTGGAACCCATTGAAACTTTCTGAAATAACTTCTTGTATAAATCCAGAAAGAACTCTTTTGAATCAACATCACGCGAACGACGGTTACAATAATGTGTACATAACGGTATCAATAGATTACCAGCATATTTGACATAACAGAGTTGTTTTATATCACTATCGATAAATGTAGTAGACATTTCAAACGTATGTTTTTCCATATCTATAACTTCATCCATAGAACCATGATATATCGAATCAGCGTAATGTTTTATAACTTTCAACATATCAGCACTGATTAAATTCATTAACTCTGTTAAAAATATGTTATATGAAAGATCAACAAGTTCACCACCATCATCAATATTCATTTTGAGTGACATGTAATTTAATATGAATTCATTGGCAGTACTTCCGGATTTGTTAATAACTCTTTTCATTTTATTACCAGATTCAACATCAATAGTTGTTTCTGTAAATGAATGATTCAAAACTCTGTTGTTATCATTTGTTATATCCATTATAGAGCGATTATATACTCGTTTGGAACTTAGTGATAATCTGAAAGTTTCATATGCTTCACCAAAACCGTAATACTTAGAAAATGGAATTACTGCTGCACTGTCACACTTCTTTCCGGTAAAATAAACTTTACCAGTGAATTTAGGTAAAACAAATTTTTCCCGTTCTTTTGTCTTCGGAACTTCTTCCTCAATATCAATATCAATGTCTTCCGTTACCATTTGCTGCATGATGGGTACAACCTCCCGGTAGAGTATTTGATTAGTATGACAAAAATGCTTTACATGTTTGAATATATAACTTAATCTGTTGTTAGGGTGTATTATAATATTATATCATATATTAAATAATATATATCATGGGTGATATTACACCCATGATATATTTATATTATTCTTCGATATCTTCTATTTCTTCTCTAGATGTTGAAAACATTACTTTCTTTTCAACACTATTGGTAAATAAACGTTCTATCCAAATAGCAGTTAAATCAAAATCAGATGCTGTCAATTGAATTATAGTCCTTGTAGCAGGATCCATAGCAGTCGTTCTTAATTCACGATCACTCATAGAACCCAACCCTTTACTTCTTTTTACCTCCATTTGACTTGAACTACCAAATAACGTATTATAAACCAATTTACCTTGTTCATAATAATACCCTGAGTAAATAGTTCCAGAACCTTTACCTACAAGTCTTAACCGACACAATTTAATCCGATTAACAATATAATTGATTATCGGATTTATCACCTTGGATATAAAATCATTATCGATTTTGATATAATAGTGTTCATAGAGTCTATTTATCATGAGATTTCTCACACCATTAGAAGATACTGTATTTGTATGCACAGTAAAACCATATACATCAAGTCCTTTACAATCCCCTTTCATGATTTTATTGAAATTCATTGCCAATGCTTCAAGTAATAGTGGATCTATTACCAATCGTTTACTCAAGTTATCAAGTAAATCCGAGAAATCCGGTAATGACTCCATATAATACTTTGCTACACCTTCAGATAAGACATTATTATCCTTATCTATGACATTGAATACTCTTATAGATTTATCACTTAAGATTCTATTTAACTGGTTATGGTTATTGATAAAAATTGTATGATTCTTTGACTTCAAAGTATACAAAGGCGGTTTTGCTATAAATATATTACCATTATCAATAAGACCTGGGTAATATCTATGAAAGAATGCAATTGTTAATGATGATATATGCATACCATCATCATCTGCATCTGTTAGAATTATTATCCGTTTATAACGTAATTTATTTATGTTAGCATCATCACCAAATCCAATACCAAGAATCTTGACTAACATTACCAATTCTTCAGATAAGTCATCGGATTTGATAACGTTTTTAACTTTACCGCGCAATGCATACACCGCTTGATAATCCCTATCTCTACCAGCCTTAATAGAACTTGCAGCCGAATCACCCTCACACAAGAATATTTCAGAACGTTCTGGATCATTTTTATTACAATCAGCAAACTTCTTTACATCAATACTTCTGAATAAATCAGTTTTACTTGATCCAGCTTTTAATACTTTACTCTTATTCTTATTATTCTCATAGCGAATTTTTGCTAAAAGCGCAGTATGTTCACCTATTTTGTTAATAGTATCAGGATTTTTATTTATCCATTCTGTGATATGAGCTTTTATATAAGGAAGTATCAATGGTTTATAATCTTGGCTAGTAAAGTTATTCTTTGTCTGACTATCAAACATTGGAGCACTCTTCTCAGCCAATATAATAGCAACTAAACAATCTCTGACTTCATTACCAGTAATCTTAACATTATTAGCTAAACTCTTAGGTATATAATCGCCCTTATTTAAATGAGAAGTTAATACACCTAACGCTTCACTAAATGCATTTACATGGGTACCACCTTCACTAGTATATATACCATTAACATAAGATATTATAGTAGAATTTGATGAATTGGAGAAACCGAATATAACTTTAAAACCAATGTTTTCATCAGGTTTTATATAAAATGAATGAGATTTCCCCAGTAGTCTTAATTTCCTATCAAGCGTAATCTTATTAAAATAATCAATTATTCCATTCGGATGATGTATTCTAATTTCTTTTTCATTACACCATTTGAAATTTATTATTATTCCAGCTGTAGTATATGCAAATATATCTAACATATCGAAATATATTTTTCTCTGACCACTAATGTCAATTTCTTTTAATATTTCAATATCTGGAATAAACTCAACATATGTTCCAGTATTATTGGTAGTATCAACTTTCTTAATGGTATATGATGTTTCAACACCTTTACTATATGTTATAGTATGCGATTCACCATCACGAGTAGATGTAAAAGATGAATGTGATGA